TTTAACAAAGCTGGATACAAAGCAGGTAAGTCAGTATTTGTTATTACAATTGCACCTAAGAATGTGGACAATGTTATTGAATATTCCACCGGAAAGGAAAATATCTTTCTGAAGGATGATAAGAAGAAAGTCATTCAACTAGTTGGCTCGCCAAGCGCTATCGATGGAACCTTCAATCACTTTACAACAAATGCAAAAAGCAACACGAATCTTCTTACTGAAATTAAAGAAGATATTTCTATGTGGGTATTCCAAACTAACTTTGAAAAGAATAAGTTGATATCTGAAGACGAAGTTATGGATATGTTGGGTAAGAATAAAGGTTACTACGACACCACTTATTATCAGAGTGCTGTAAAACAATTAAAAGAACTAAAGAAATACATTAAGACTGGTGGCTATGACTATGAACGTCAGGGTGGAGATCTAACTAAGAAGATGTATACCCAAGCAAGAAAGGTCACTAAGAAAGCTAGTGATAACTGGAACCCAGCTGATGTGTGGATGGTAAAAAAGAAATTTGATCTAACTCCTATATACGAAGCTCCAACAGCCCAAGTTTTAAATGGATTGTTAGCTGAAGCTTATTATAACAAAGAAGTTATTCCCATCTCGCTTAAAAATGTTACTACACCAACAGCCAGCTCTTCTGTTATAGATCCTCAAAAGCTATTGGGTATGAAGCTCGATCTCGATCTTGCATTTTTTAAAGTAGACCTATCAGACACATACGCTAACTTTATCGTACAGACCAAATCAGGTTTTGCTGTACGTGTGGGTTATAAAGCATCAGCCACAACCCTAAACGTATCATTAGAAGGTAGAATGATCAGTGCTGGATATCAGTTAGGTGCTGTTGATGCTAAAGATTATACTAAAGAAGTAGCTACTGCTCACAGATACACTTTACGTAATGGTGTAGTTGGAGGCAACGTTGCTAACATTGATGCTGCAAAGAAAGAGATGAAAGAAATCTTTGCTAAGTATCCAAGAGTATCAAATACAATAGACAACTATGATCATGCTGTACAACTAGTTGATGGTGCAGATGATTTAACCAAGAAGCGATTTGTTAACATAATTTCATACTTATACAGCTTTCTCATTAAACCAGATGAGTTTGAAAAGCATATGAAATTTTGTTACTTCTCTGCTAAAAAGATAACAGGATTAAGTGGGTTATATCTAATACTACAGTAAACGTATACTAAAGTATACATATGTATACTAAAGGTCTATAAAAGTATAAATAGATGTAACCCTTCAAATTTTACGAGGGTAACCAACATGGAACAATTTAACTCATATATCACTGAGCAAAAGAACACACATATGACTCATATTGAGGATAAAGTGATCTATGGTGGTGTTAAAGGAACACGTCAAGCCATAATGGCTCTGCGTGAGTTAAGAGACATGTTGAGAGGAGATCACGATGGATCCGTTAGTGTTAAATGGGATGGCGCTCCTGCTATTTTCGCTGGTATTGATCCGAGTGATGGTAGGTTCTTCGTTGCAAAAAAAGGAATATTCAATAAAAATCCTAAGGTGTATAAATCTCCAGCTGACGTCGATGCTGATGCTTCTGGTGATCTTGCTCTTAAGCTCAAAGATGCCCTCAGATATCTGCCCGCTCTTGGTATCAAAGGGGTCATACAAGGCGACTTCTTATATTCAAAGTCAGATGTAAGTAAAGATACAATTAAAGGTCAGAAGTATATAACATTCCACCCCAACACTATTGTATATGCAGTTCCTGCTGACACAGATGCTGCTAAAGAAATCATTGCAAGTAAAATGGGGATTGTTTGGCATACTACATATACAGGTAGTACATTTGAATCAATGAAAGCTTCATATGGTGTAGATGTAAGAAAATTTAAGAAGACTAAAAATGTATGGTCGCAAGATGCGATGTTACGTGATTTGACCAATTTAACTATGAGTAAAAAGGACACTGAAATTGTTAATGATTACCTTTCGCAAGCTGGTACGTTATTTAACCAGATCTCTTCTACAACCCTCAAACAGCTCGAAACTAATACAGAGTTGTCACGACTCATTGAAACCTTCAACAACACCTTTGTTCGAAAAGGACAGATCATTGGAGATTCAAGAAGACATGTATCTAAGCTCATTACTTGGATCAACGCACGATATGGTAAGGAGATCGCATCAAGGAAGACAGTGAAGGGTAAAGCTGTTCAACAAGCTAAGCTAGATGCTATTATGAGTTTCTTCTCAAACCAGAATAAAGCTAGCTTAATTAAAATGTTTGACCTGCAAAAAGCTCTTGTAATGGCCAAATTAAAACTTATAAATACCCTCAATAAGTTGAATAAAGTTAAAACTTTTGTAAGAACTCGCAATGGATATAAGGTGACAGGAGCCGAAGGCTATGTCGCTATTGATAAACTTGGCGGTGATGCGGTGAAGATAGTTGATCGTATGGAATTTTCATACAACAACTTTTCACCAGATATATTAAAGGGATGGGACAAACCAGGAAGAAGCTAATGGCTAAGAAACTAGGATTTAAAGACTACCTAAATGTTGATTATGCTCCAGGAGAGCCTGATCAAGTAAAGCATAATGCTAAGAAGCGTAAGGTAGAAGCTAAAGAATGTAATTGTGGTCCCGATTGTCCTTGTGAGGGGAAATGTGGACCTGACTGCAATTGTCAAGAAGGTTGTGGTAAAGAAGTAGATATGAAAGAAGCATTGAGCTTGCAGCAACGTCAAAAGCGTGCTCGTTCAATGAAGAAGTATGCTTCTCGTATCAAATTGGGTAGAGCAAAGGCAGCTCGTCGTATGGCTGATCCCAAAGTCTTAAAGAGACGTGCTCGTAAGCAAGCTCGTGGAATGATTGCAAAGAAGTTGGCTAAGGCTGACTATAAATCATTATCTTTTGGTCGTAAACAAGAGATAGAAAAGAGACTAGATAAGCTAGGGCCAAGAATCGATAGGATTGCTAAGAAGCTGCTACCTAAGATGCGAAAGCTTGAGCAAGAACGTAAACGTGGCAAGAAGTCGCCTACATTAGATAAAGCAAATACAAGAAATGATTAACTCGTTTAGTGAATACCTAGTAGAAGAAGAACGTGTAGTTTATTTTACCTTTGGTAGAATGAACCCACCTACTATTGGTCATGGTAAGTTATTGGATATATTGGCAACCAAATCTGGTCGTAATCCATACAGAGTATATTTGTCACAGTCATCGGATCCTAAAAAGAATCCGTTATCATATTCAGATAAGATTAAACACACACGTAAGATGTTTCCAAAGCACGGACGTGCTATTATGATCAATAAAAAGATCAAGAACGCGATGGATGTTTTAACATCATTATACGACGAAGGCTTCCGTAAAGTAGTTATGGTGGTTGGTTCAGATCGTATTAGAGAATTTGATATTTTGATGAAGAAGTATAATGGTAAGACATCTCGACATGGCTTCTACAACTTCAAATCAATTGATGTGATTTCAGCTGGTGCAAGAGATCCAGATGCAGACGGTGCAGAAGGTATGTCAGCATCCAAGCAAAGAGCTAATGCTACAGCTAACGACTTCACAGCATTTGCCCAAGGCCTCCCTAATAATATGTCTAATACAAATGCTCGTCGTTTGTTTAATGATGTTCGTAAAGGTATGGGTCTTAAAGAATCAAAAGACTTCAAACGCCACATTCAATTGAATTCAGTGTCTGATACAAGAGAATCTTTTGTGCAGGGTACGTTATTTGATTTGGGCGAGCAGGTTATCATTAAGAAGACAGATGAGGTAGGTACTATAACTGTACTAGGCTCTAACTATGTTATTGTTGAAACCGCTGATCGTAAGACACGTCAATGGCTTGATGCTGTCGAGAAGATTGAAGAATCGTATAGTCCTCAGAAACATGAAGAAGGTACACCAGCTGCAGTTACTCACGCAAAGAAAATGACACCAGGTGAACAAACAGAAGAAGGCAAAGGCCTTTGGCACAACATTCACAAGAAGCGTAAAGAAGGCCGCCCTATGAGAAAGCCTGGATCTAAAGGCGCTCCTACAAAACAAGATTTCAAAAATGCGGCAGAAGCTACAGACTATATGGCAAAAGCTAGAGATATCATTAGTAAAGATAAAGCTGACATAGCTAAAGATAAACAAGCCGATAAAATTAAACATGACCGTATACTAGACAGAGCTAGAAGATCTAGAATGTTAAAAAAGAATAGAGGAATCAAAACATGAATGAAGCATTTGGAAGAGCCAGATTTGGACAACAGCTGAAGAAAAAAGGCATTGATGTTGATAAGATGCATTCAGACAATGTTAAAGATGCTGATGCGGCTAAGAAAAGAGCTGCAGCAGCTCAATCTGACTTGGATAGCTTCAGAAAGAAAACTGGAGTTACTTCTGAATCCAAAGACGATTTTGAACCTCATATGATGTATGACCCAAAGACAGGAAAAGGTACAATGGCAAAAGTAGAAGCTGATCACATTAGAATGAAAAAGATGGGCTACTCTCACGATAAACCTGAAGTAGCCGAGTCAAAGACATCACTTGATAAATTGAAGTCAATGTTGGGTCGTAACGAAGCAACATACAAAGACACTGGTTGGCAGAAACCAAAAAAAGATAATATGTCTGCTGCTGACGGAATGAATAAAGCAAAAGAATTGGCTAGGAAAGGTCAATCTTTAGCAAAAGTAGCAGCATCTGGACGTACAGTTCCTACTATAAAGCCAGTTAAAGAAGCAGGTCTAAGACCTTCTTTTGCTAAGAAGGTAAGAAACGATACACTCAATAAAGACAAAGGTCCTGCTCCAACAGGTAAGACAACTGGTCCAGATGATTATGATTTCTTAAAGTATAAAAACAAAAAGAAGCCTGTATCTGAAGTATCGGATGAAATGAAGGCTAGGTATATTCGTGGTGCTGATGCTTCTCATCGAGCTGCTCGATCTAATGAAAGAGAAGCTATCATAGCTAATAAGCCTGAGAAAGCAAAGAAGTATCGTGATGTTATGAAGAAACGAAATGCAGGTATGACTAAAGCATTTGGTGAAAGTTTAGAAGATATGGCTAGTCATTCAAATAAACATCTAGCAACGATTCTCATGAACCCTAGACATCCTATGCACGCTGCTGCTAAAGCTGAGCAAGATAGAAGAGCTAAAAGATGATTAAGTTTAAAACCTTCTACGAAGATATGTCTGGTATGTCAGTTAAGTCTGGCGACAAGCTATCTGTGAAGAAGGGAGCTGGTATGACAGCTCAAGGTGTTGCTAAGTATAAAAG